TAATGTAGAAGGCGAAACAAAAGCATTATATTGTGCTGCCCATAAATTGGAAGGAATGGTAAATGTGATATCCAAAACTTGTAAAAGCGAATGGTGTAATACACTTGTTAAAGAAAAATACGACGGATATTGCTTGTTTTGTTATATAAATTTGTTTCCAGACAAACCAGTATCGCGTAATTATAAAACCAAAGAATACGCAGTGGTAGAATATGTAAAAACACATTTTCCAAGTTTGAATTGGGTAGCAGACAAAATAATAAATGGTGGTTGTTCGAAGCGAAGACCAGATTTATTATTAGATTTGTTATATCAAATTGTAATTATAGAAGTAGATGAAAACCAACACATAGATTATGATTGTAGTTGTGAAAATAAACGTATAATGGAATTATCTCAAGATTTAGGACATAGACCCATAATATTTATTCGATTTAATCCAGATGATTACAAAAAAGATGGAAAAATCATATCATCTTGCTGGGGTCAAGATAAGAAAGGAATATGTGTTGTAAAGAAATCAAAAAAAGCGGAATGGAACCAGAGGTTAAATGTATTAGAAGAGCACATAAATTACTGGATAACCTCTGAAAATAAAACAAACAAGACAATTGAAATAATTCAGTTATTTTATGATGCGTAAAATAGGCGTTTGAAATGTAAAAAGGTGTAAAATATATATTTTGTGGATTTATTGAATAGTATAATATTTATTTATTTAAGTATTATATTATTCAATTTTTATAAAAAAAATCGGCGTTTTAAATGTGCAAAGGTGTAATATTTAGTGATATTGTAATATTCCAAAATAAATTATACACAATATTGCACATTTTATTGATGTGTATTTATTTTATAACATTTTATTTAGTCATAAAGTTAAACCAAAAACAACCTATAGAGACGGAAGCAGAAATAGAAACAATTCCATCAGCTCCTGTTATGATTGTATGAAATATATTAAATATATAAATTTATTATTATTTACTCGTGAAACAGTGTAATTTAAAATAAGCAATTCATAAATCTGAATTATTATTATTATTAAAATTTAAAAACAATAATATATAATATTATAAATGACTAATATTTTAAAAAAAAACAAGAGCAATAAAAGTTTAATTGAAGAATACATAAATAATATTACTGCAAAATGTGAAGATAAAATGCCAATAGTTAAGAAACCTGCTAAGGTATTAGACGACAAACTAAGCATTCCAACAATTAATAACTATAATGAGTTGGTTTACAACAATTATAATGTAACACAATTAAAAAAATTTGCTAAACATTATAAATTAAAAGTTACTGGAAACAAACCTCAATTATTAAGTAGACTATATAAATATCTATATTTTTCCTCTTACATCATTAAAATCCAAAAGGTGTTTAGAGGTTATTTAGTTGGCAAATACAAACATCTACATGGACCAGCTATTATGGATAGAAAAATATGTACAAATGCTAATGATTTTATTTCGATGGAACCAATTGAAGAAATTAATTTTCATCAATTTATTAGTTATAAGGATACTGATAATTTTATCTATGGTTTTGATATTACTTCTCTCCACAATTTATTTTTAAAATCTGGTGATGAAATTAAAAATCCGTATAATCGCAATATGATTCCTGAATTTATATTTAAAAATATAAGGCAACTTATTAGACTTGGAAAAATACTAAAAATAAATATTAATCTAGAATTTGAAGATGATACAAATAAAATATCAAATGAAAAAGCAGTAGAATTAAGAGCATTAGCATTATTTCAAAATATAGACTCATTAGGAAATTATTCAAACGTGAAGTGGTTTCTCACCCTAAATAGAAGTCAATTAATTAAATTAATAAGAGAGCTAATAGAAATTTGGAATTATAGAGCACAATTACCAGTGCAAACAAAAAGAAATATATGTCCACCAATGGGCGACCCATTTAGAAACTTAAGTATTCCATACATAAATGCAGAGGAAAATTTATGGAATGTTAGAAAAGTTATACTTAAAGTCTTGGAAAATTTCGTAAATAGCGGTATAGACAAAGATAGTAAAGCTTTAGGCGCATATTATGTACTTGGATCATTAACTTTAGTAAACTCAGAAGCCGCTACATCACTGCCTTGGCTTTTTCAATCAGTTAATTACTTTTAATATTGTGTAGTAAAAACTTTTTTAAACGAACTAAATGAATATAACCATATTATCGTAACAATATATATTATTATGATAAAAACTACTTAAAAACTACTTAATAGAGTATAGTATAATAAGATGGCAAAGAAAACGTCTAAGACTACTGAACCAGTTACTGCTGCTCCTGCTCCTGCTCATGCTCCTGCATCTGCTACTCCTGCTGTAGAAAAGAAGACCAATACTCCTAAGGCTCCTAAGGCTCCTAAGGCTGAAGCTACTCCTGCTCCTGAACCAGTTGTTGCTGCTCCTACAGAGACATCTGCTGATTCTGAAGCTCCTCTTGCTGAACAATCAGTTGAATTTCTTGCTAAGCTCCAACAGCTTGGAGTAATGATCTCTACTCTTAAGGCTGAATATCGTGCTCTTGAGAAGAAATGGTCTCGCGAAGTCAAGACCGCTCAAAAGGTCTCATCCAAGCGCAAGCGTAAGGCTGGCAATCGTGCTCCTTCTGGATTTGTTAAGCCAACCAAAATTTCTGATGAACTTGCTTCTTTCTTGGGCAAGGATAAGGGAACTGAAATGGCTCGCACTGAAGTCACACGTGATATCAACAAGTATATCCGCACTCATAACCTTCAAGATAAGGAAAATGGTCGCAAGATCAATCCTGATACCAAGCTTGCTGCTCTCTTAAAGCTTAAGAAGACTGATGAGCTTACCTACTTCAACCTTCAAAGATACATGTCTCCTCACTTTGCCAAGGCTACCAAGGAAGCTACTGTTTAAATTTGTAAAGTAAATAAAAAAACACATTGTAATCGTTTAATATTTTAAATTTTTATGTAAAATAAATTTAAAATACTTAAATTTATATAAAACAAGAACTTAAAGATATCTCATATATTTATATATCATGTCAGAAACATTAGCATTAATCAAGCGGCTACATTTAAGAAAAATGCGTATTCAAGAGGAAATCAATAAATTTACTATGGAAAAATCTATTGTAGAAGAAGAAATTGAAAAATTATTGTTTGTTGCACCACATAACAGGCAAAGACAACAATTGAGGGAATATTCATCTCGTGGTCCAGTTAGCAAATTTCTTACACCAACTAAAATTTCTGATAAACTAGCTGACTTTTTAGGTAAGGAAAAGGGAACTATGATGGCTCGAAATGAGGTAACTCGAGAAATTAATAAATATATTAGGATCAATGGTCTTCAAGACAAAGATAATAAACGCTATATTAATCCTGATAATAATTTATCATCTGTACTTAATATTCCTAATGGCGAACAACTTACATATTTTAACCTTCAAAAATATATTAGTCATCATTTCCAATAAATTATATTCAAATTATAAATTATATAATTTATTTTTATATAATATAATGAGCACTGAGTTAGATACTTATAAAAAGAATAGAATTAATGAATTAACAAATACTTTCAATTCTAATGTAGCGCGTTTAAATTCAACTTTAGCCAGCAATATTAGAACTATACAAGTCTCTCGTTTACTAAATAAACCTACACGAATCAATTCTTTAATTGCTAATCATAATAACAATTTAGCAATTTTACGTAAAAATCTAAATAGGTCTATTCAAGTTATCAATTCTTTTACACCTGAATTCAATGTTGTTAAAGAAAATATTAAGAATAAAAAAGCTCTTCTTGTAGGCATTAATTATTTAGGTACTCCTTACGAATTAACTGGATGCATTGATGACACAACTAGAATGAAAGTTCTTCTTTCTTCACATGGTTTTAATGATTTTAAAATACTTACTGATTTAACATCTACAAAACCAACCAAAATTAATATATTAAACGAATTGAAAAAGTTAGTTGTAAATGCTAAGAGTGGTGACACATTGTTTTTCTATTATAGCGGACACGGTTCATATACTTATGACGCCAATAACGATGAGACTGATGGAAGAGATGAGACGTTAATCAGTTCTGACCTACAAGCAGTCCTTGATGATGAACTTAAAACTATTCTTCAAAATCATTTGTCGAGAGAAATAACAATAATTGGAATGTTTGATAGTTGTCATAGTGGTACCATACTTGATTTAAAATATAATTATTTAGATAGCAATAATTATGATAATTATTTAGAAAATAATAAAGTATCAGAATGTCAAGGAAACGTTATTATGATAAGCGGGTGTATGGATTCGCAGACTAGTTCTGAAGCTTTGATTCAAAATAAAGCTCAAGGAGCATTGACTTGGTCTTTTATAGATTGTATAAACAAAACACCAAATTGTTCTTGGAGAGAATTATTAAAATCAATGAGGGTTTCACTTAAAAATAATGGGTTCACTCAAATACCACAATTATCAACTGATTCATTTTATGATATCGATTCTAAACTTTTTATTTAGAGTTTCTTTCTGAAAATGTCTCAAAATCTGCTACACTATCATCATCAGAATTATAATCTTCTAAAGCAGGCATTAATTCTTCTCTCTGGATATGTGGTTGTAACTCTAATACTAAATCAATATCTATGTTCTTATCTTCCGGTGTAAGTTGATATAAATCACTTAAAATATATCGCACAACAAAGTTTATATCAAGTATTTGAGTTTTTAATATGTCAACTAGTTTGAGTGAATAAATATTCTCTTTCAATGTCTTTCTATCATACTTATTTTTATATAAATTTAACATATTATATAAGAATAAATATATTTAAGTAAAAAATATTTATATTTTAAATTGAATATATCTTAATCTAGAAATATAAATCCATCTGTTTTTAGAATTTGTTTTATTTCATTGTTCAATATAGGTCCATTAATTATTTTAATTTTTTCAAACAATTTAATATTGTAACGATCATTTAAATCAAACATTTCATAAATTTTTAATAATAAATCATTATCTTTAATAAATCTGCTATTATTTTTATTTAACCATTCATAAAAACTCATTTCTTTATTTGATTTGTGATACTTTTTAAATAGTTTAAGAGTTTTATTAAACATATTTGCACTATCATCACGCTCTAAATTATAATCTGTTCCGGATAAAACACATATCTCTCTAAACTCTTTTTGAGTAATTCCTAGATTATTTAAAATTCCTTTAACATCGTATATGACTGCAGTATGATTTAGTAGACTAAGATATCTAATAACTCGTGGACATCCATATACAAACATATCCATGTCTTCACTTAAACATGCCCATACTTTTCCTTTAATAGTAAGCATAGCGCATAATTCGTCTGCCTCACCTGGTGCGTCATAATAAGTAGCCCCGTAAGCTCTAATTAATGTTTTGACGTTTTCAATATCATTTCTGCTAATGCTAACAAAATCTTTCTTTAACATATCCATATTATAAAGTATTTCTTGTTTATCAGCATCATCCATATCCCTATTGACTTCTAATTTATTTTTAAGCATGTTGTATTCATTTTCAGCTCCTTGTTTATCTTCCTTTCGTTTTTTCAATAATAGACGTTTTTCAGGCGGAGGTTTACCGTCAAAAACAAATACAGGAATAATATTGTAATGTCTAAAAACTGACAACATGAGATACATATTTTCGATAAGTGTGTCATCAGAAGCAAATTTGTACATATAAATACTAACGTCTACAGCAATTTTTTTTCCAGACAATTCTGGTAATCTACATAGTTTAATTGAAGGAGATGCATTATCCTTTAAAAACTGGTTTAAATAACGAATGCCCATTTTGTTTTTATAATATAATTGATTTATTTAATATTTTGTTTATATTTTCAATTTTATTTTAAATTGATAATTTCTTTAAGTAGGTTTAAGAATTTATTGTTTAAAAACAAAGATTTCAAAAAATGAAAAGTATTTTGACTTTCTCAAAATGGACAAAAAAATGTCCAAAATCGGGTAGCCGAAAAAGTCCTTACTGACCGATTTTTTCTGTGACAATGTTGAAAAATTATCGTCACAACTTAAACTGAAAAAATAATTTGTCATTATAAAAATTTAAAGATTTTTTCTCAGAATATTATATATGGCAACATTAAGCAACGTTTTTGAGCAAAAAACGAGCAAAACGAGCATCAATGAGTTCGTATGTTTTGTTTGTGATTATAATACTGATAGAAAATGTAATTACGACAGACATATTTTATCATCTAAACACCAGAGGCAACAAAAAATTAGCAAAATGAGCAAAAAAGATAAACTTACAGGTTATTGCTGTGAAAAACTTACAGGTTATTGCTGTGAAAATTGTGGGAAATAATATACCGATAGAACTGGATTATAGAGACATAAACAAAAATGTTTAGCCAATAAAAAACTTAATGAACTTGACAAAGATGACCTTATTAATACGATTATTGAACAGAATGCTAAACTTATGTCTATTCTTGAAAATGGCACGCATAACACTACTAATGCTCACACTAATTCTCATAACAAAGCATTTAACCTCAATTTCTTTTTAAACGAAACATGTAAGAATGCAATGAATATCACTGATTTTGTTGATTCTATTAAACTGCAATTGTCTTATTTAATGGATATTGGGGAACTAGGTTATGTAGAAGACATTTTTAAAATAATTGTTAAAAATTTAAATAATCTAGATGAGACTGAAAGACCTATTCATTGTACAGATAAAAAACGTGAAACAATGTATATTAAAGATGAAAATCAATGGGAAAAAGAAGATGAGAACAAGACCAGACTAAAGAAAGCAGTAACAAGAATAGCAGATAAAAATATAAAATTATTACCACAATTTAGAGAGAAATATCCTGACTATAACAATTCTTCTTCAAAAACGTCTGACAAATATGAAAAAATAGTTATAGAATCTATGACTACAGATAAAGAAAAAAATGAAAAAATAATTAAAAAAATATCAAATGCTACATTGATTAACAAGTCATAGAACTTTTATTTACTTATTTATAAAACACTGATTTTATAAATAACTCTAACCCAATTCACAAATACTCATTCGCAAATTTGATAAAATAAACTTGTAATTGCTTTTTTTCTTTTTTATCTTTGAGAGAAATAATTCAAATTCATGAACATTATTTAACATTGTTTGTGTCTTATAATTTTTTTCAATAAATTTACAAAATTGTCCTTGATTTCCAATTGTTTTTTTAAAATTTAATAATGACAAATTATTTTTATGACACCACCCTAAAAACCCTTGATAATTATTCATAAGAACACATTTAATTATATAATAAGAGAGCACATTTGTGTTTTCTTTATATAAATTCTCTCTAACTATAATAGAGTGTTTTGTGTTTGAATACAAATCTTGATACAACAAACCCATAAAATCTAGTGTTTTTACTAATTGGAAATAACTGTATGTTCTTTCAAAATTAATATAAAACTCTGAGTTAGAGAGAAAACCATTAACGTCGTTTTTATTTTTAATACTATGAAAACTACAAAATAACGCGTTCATTATTTCAGCCCAAAATTCGGCATAAGCTTCATAACTATTTACTTTTGAATTAACCTTAAAAATATTTAAAATACAAACATTAAACTTTTCATCATTCATCATCGAAAAATCCAAACCAAAATTATGAAATGTTTCGTGAATAAAAACTTTAAACCATTCTTCTTTTCTGAATACTACTATTTCTGAATCTTTTGGACATGTTGTAGTAAATGCGGTGTTGACATTTATTTCGTTTAATATATGAATATTAGAACTTGGTAAAGACTTTTCGAGAGAAGTAAAATAAAAATAAATTGTTAATGTATTCGCACATTCTTTTGAGCAATATATATTTAATATATATAACCACATACATATTGACTCCATATATTTGTTATATAAACGAATATTCAACTCGTCATTGTCATATTCAACAATAAAATTTACTTTTACGTTTCTGTTGTAGAGAGAAAAAGAAAAAGAAATCTCAGACATCATTGTTTCATCTATATGATTTCTTACTATTTCAGGGAAAGTTTTTGAATTAAAATTTAATGGTTTTGTTATTTGTGATGCAGTTAAGATTTTTTTAAATGACACATTGTAATGTATATTTTTACAAAAATTATAAGCATCTAGAATTTCGTTATATAATTCCCTCAATATGGTCTTTGTTTTATTAGTTTGGTTGTCATAATTTAGATGTTTATTTTTTGAAAAAAACACTATCAGTTCTTTGCTTTTCTTAGTTAAATTCATTATTATAATATAGTATTATTTATTTTATATAAATTCTAATCTAAATTCATATTAAACAATAAATTACATATTCCGGCGTCAAGTATTTAATAAACCTTTGTTGATAATAAAATATAAAGTAATTTATATATGAATAATACAATAATAATTATTTTAGGAATAATTTTGCTAATTCTTATTATCTTAAATCATATAACTATTGTAACATCAACTAATACATCCGAACAAGGAAATTGTTCACAAACCGCGTTTGGTTGTTGTCCTGATGGAGTAAATTCAAAGGTAAATTTTTATGGAACAAATTGCCCAGCTTATAACCCTGGACCAGGTTATTATCCTAATGTGTCACCTCCTGGACCAGGACCTATGCCACCAAAACCAATAGGCGGATGCGCTGGAACTCAATATGGATGCTGTCCAAATAATCAAACGCCAAAAATAAATCCGCAGGGAAGTAATTGTCTTTTAAAATAAGTATTGTAAAATACTTAAATAATATTTAGGTATTATATATGTCAGAACCTGTCTCTAATGAAAAAATAGTTTCTACAGAAGATAAAACTGATTCTATATCTTCTCGTGTAGAAATTACTACAACTATTGTCGAACAAACTTTAGTTGATTTGGTTAAAAATTCACTTGAGAATGAAGAGATGAAAAAGAAGATTAATATCACTCTTAAACCAGAACTCATTAGCATTATTAATAATATTATCTCTCTAACTCCTAATACACTAACTGATATTGAAAAGGTTACAATTAAAATTATTAAGGATGGTAAGATTGATAGTAATGATATCCCAAATCTTATTGTTGTTGTTCAGAGAATTTATCAATTTATTTATTCATTAAAGAGTATGAAATTTGATACTAAGAAACGTGCTGAAATTACTGGTGAATTACTCAAATATCTTATTCATATTTTAGTTCTCGAGAGAAAAATTAAAATTGATGAAGATCCTAAAAAGCTATATCAATTTTATACACAAATTGACGCTTTAATTGATTCATGTGTTGATTTATTAAGTTATTCAAAAAGTCTAAAAACCAAAGGGTGTTTAAAAAAATATTTGGTTAAACCATAAAATTATTGTATTTTATTGGAATATAAATATAGCCAACTAGAACATCGTTTGAAAGATATTGAACAAAAAATAAAAATTATAATAAAGAAAGTAGTAATAAATCTTGGTATTTTAAATTTCAGATTTTCTGATTTTATCACGAATTAACATAAGCTCATCAAATACAACAGGTGGTGCACCTCTAACAAAATGCTGTAATTTAGCATCTCCTGTCGCTAATAAGAGGTTTTTTAAATCTTCATTTTGAGTAAATTTTGCATATTGAGCAGAATACATTTCTTTTTTTTGTCGTTTTCCAAAGAAGTCTGAATCAGCAGATACTTCAACTGGTCTTAAAAGTTGTCCCTTAAATTTACCTGTTTTACCACCAGCAGCTTTAGCCATAGCAGGATCTTTTGATAAATCAGTTCCAGAATCTAGAGAAAAACTTAAATAAAAGTCAGGATGTGTTTTCTTAAATTTAGAACCTTGATAATAATGTTCAACAGAAGCCCATTGATGATTATCTAATGCAAACGGTTGTACCCAGAAATTAGATAACTTTTTACGCCATTGAGGAATGGAAGCTAATGTAGAATATTCACGCATTCTATCGTTTGGTATTTTCTCTCCGCTACCTTTTCCTGGAAGTGGTTTATCGATAGATTTTGAATAAAACTGAAAGACAATTTCATCATTATATAAACCTCTCAATTTAGCTTCAGTCAAGTCTTCATATTGAGCCTCCTTAATTACAGTTTTTTTCTGTGAAGCTTTAAATTTTTGAAAATCAGGAATAATAACAAATGGTCCTGCATTACTTTCCATACACTTTTCGTAAATCATTTTCTTTATATCATATGGTATTTCGCTAAATTTGAAAATTAATTTTTTCTTATAACCGATTAATTTATAATGATTTCCAGTATAATCAACCATTACATAAAATTCAGGTGTGAACCTACCTCGTTGTTCCAAAATTTTATCATTTAGTTGTCCACACTGTAATACATTTTTTTCATCTTTTGCTTTATAGTTTTCGCTAGAGAGAATAATGAATTTGATATTTAATATTCTCTCCAATGTTGATATAGCCCAAGTGTCAGCCCAAAAATCGCAATGTCTTATAGCACGTTTAAATTGGTCAAGATTTTCAATACCTTTCATAAATTTATATTCTTTCAATATAGCAGACGATACTTTTTTCTCTTCAACCAATTTATCATGTTCTGCTTTGACTTCTTTTGCTTGAAGAACAATTTGTTTTTGTTCATTTCTATCGATTGTTTGATTAATTCTTTCTTTATATAAGGCATATTCATTAGCCAGTTCCTTTATTTTATTAGTGTCTCTTACAATAGAAGCACTATACATATCATATTGTTCTTTATAACCATCGAATATTTCCTGTGTAGCTTCTTGTGCTAATTTTTTTCTGATTTTATTAACGCTAGTTTGCTGTGCTATACTCGAAAAAGCGTCTCTTATTGTTGCAAATAAACAATCTCCGCCGCCTTCATTGTCTTGAATATTAAAATTGTGATTTTTCATAAATTTATCAACCCATGTGTCCTTAGCACTTTCGTGATATTTATCTCTAATATCTTTAGCTTGTTTTTGGGTTTCTTCGGGCAATAATGGAGGAACAGGGACTCCTTTTACTTTAACAAATATATCTTCGCGTTCAGGAGGGATATCATAATCAACAACAATTTTACCTTCTTCCTCTTCTTCATCTTCTTCCTCTTCTTTTTCTTGATAATTGTTCTCTTCTTCAGAAATTTCACCTTCTTCTTTATCAATTCTGTGTAGTGGAACATCAGGTTGTAATCGCATTTTATTCAAAAAATCTTTAGTAACAAACGAATATATCAATGGTTCGTCCATTTTTTCTATGTCTAAGTTGTTATATTTATCAAGATAAGACAAATAGTCAGAAGCTCTAATTTCATATACACCGATTTGAATGACTTTATTGTTGTATTTAACTAAATAAATTTGGAAATACAATACATTTTTATCCTCATAAGTATTTTTAGAATTTCCTACAGCAATTATAACATCGGTGTCTTTAATTTCTATTTGATATAAATCGGTCTCCATTTTTAAATCTCCTGAATCAACACCTTTTAGTTCAGGATAACTGATATCGCTGTCCAGTTTTGATAATACCATTATATATTTTATTAGAATATTTTATATTTAATATAATACAAAATATTAATATTTACCAGATAACAAATTTTTTCATAAATTTATCATTCTTTAATTCATTTATATAAAACCACATATTTTGTCTTTTAAAAACAATATCTAAATTGTTAATATCAGATTCAAATGAAACTAAAAAATCTATAATTTCTTCTTTATTATATTTGTTAGTTTTTAAATCCTTAGCAAATCCATAATATTCGCATATTAATAATAGTTCTTTTACTGTATAATTGTTGTAATAATTTTTGTCATAATTCATCATTTGTGAAACAGCTAAATAATTGTTTAATTCAGTGTTTTCAATTTCAGCCATCAAACCATCAATGTTAAAATTATTGTCAGCCTCTTTTTCTATTTCTTGGATATAAAATGAAATAGCTATATCTTGTTCTTCAGTTGTCATTATTTAAATATATACTGTTTATTTAAATAATATTACTTTATTATATAGATAAAAAATAATATATTTATAACTAACTTAAAGAACAATTACATATCAATCAAGTCCATGAATTTAAACAAAGATTTATTAGTTAAGCTCTTATAATCTTTTACTTTTGAATTGGCGATTTTCACTACAATTTCATTGATTTTAAACCCTTCAATTTTCTCATAACTTGTATCAGTTTCGTTTTCATATAAATCTTTCTTATATAAAATCACAATTGTTTCTGTTAATTCTTCTACTTCATTTTTTTTATTTTCTATTGAAATATACTCATAAACTTTTGATAATAAATTTCTAGTAATTGTCATAATCTCATGTTTAGAAATAACGCCACAATACATTAAGTTAATGTAAAATGACGCCAATGATTTACGTTTCTCATTAGTTTTATTAATTTCGCAAAACTTGTCATAATTTTCATTTGCATCTACATATTCAATGTTATTAAATAATTCAGTAAATTTATTTAGATTTTGTAAATATTGTTCCTTAATAAAATTATATCTAAAAGACAATTCGCTATACAAATCAGCATAAATCTTAGAGTAATATCTGTTAGATGATGCTATATCGAAAATGTTCTCACCAATTCCATTCAAATTTGCTTCAGAATTTTCAGCAACTAATTTATCTACAATATCAAATATTTTATTACGCATATCAGTGTAATTTTTATCAGTCAATTTATTAATAGTAGATCTAACCGCGTCAAAATCCGCGTCAATGCCTGTTTTCGTCTCAATTTTCGTAGTTTGAAATGTTCTAATTGAATTCCAATCCTCATCATTTAGAACTTCCATATTTCTATTACCTTTTCTTTTCTTAGGCAAATCTTTAGGAACTGAAGTAGTATCAGAATTAGAATTCCCTGGATTAACCTTCATAGGATTGTCACGTTTCTTAAAAACAGGTGTTTTAACATAATCAGGAGAGCCAACTTGAACAGCCAAATTAGAAATTTTTTCCATTACATCATCTGGTATAGTGTAATCAAAACCATTGAAAACAATATCTTCAATTTGTTCTAATGTATATCTTAATGTTATTGTCGTCATCTTTCTAATTTGTAATATATTTCATACTTTTATATTTATATCAATTTTTTTTAATAATATAATAATTATTTGAAATACACTTAAATAGATATAACTATATTATATACAATGTCAACAGAAAACCAAAACACTGTTAGCGATATATCTGAGGAATTAGTTTTTGATTCCACAGATCATGATGTAATACATGACTGGGATGAGTTAGAACTTCATCCCAAAATTTTACGTGGCATTTTTGCGTATGGATTTGAAAAACCAAGTCCAATTCAACAAAGAGCCATAAAACCTGTTGTTGATGGCAGAGATGTCATTGCTCAAGCTCAATCAGGAACAGGTAAAACAGCAACATTTACTATTGGTGCTTTACAACAAGTAAATATTGCTGAACAATCTACACAAGTTCTTATTTTATCACCTACTAGAGAACTTTCAACTCAAACATCTAAGGTTATTTCTAACTTAGGTAGTTTCATGGATGGACTAAAAATTCAAACAGTTTTTGGAGGTTCTGTTATTGAAGAAGGCAGTAGTTTCTCTAGTAAAAATATCCCTCATATTATTTGCGGGTGCCCTGGACGTGTTTATGATATGATGCGCAGAGAACGTATAAACACAAAGAGTATTAAACTTATCATACTAGATGAAGCAGACGAAATGTTATCTACTGGTTTTAAAGAACAAGTTTATAATATATTCCAGCATTTAAAACCGGATGTTCAAGTTTGTTTATTTAGTGCTACAATGCCAGACGGAATAAATATGATTACTGAAAAAATTATGCGTAATCCAGTAAAAATTAGTGTAAAAAGAGAACAATTGACTTTAGAGGGTATAGCTCAATATTTTATTGCTGTTAATGATGATAGAGAAAAATATTTAACTTTAAAAGACATTTTTTCATTTATTACATTATCACATACTATTATTTATTGCAACAGCATTAAGCGTGTTCAAGATTTATATGAAGCAATGTGCGAAGACTGTTTTCCAGTATGTCGTATTCATAGCAATATGGATAAAAGTGAACGTGATAAATCATTTAATGATTTCAGAAATGGCACATCTAGAGTTATGATTTCTTCAAATGTTACAGCTAGAGGAATTGATATTCAGCAAGTAAGCGTTGTCATTAATTTTGATTTACCAAAATGTGTGCATACTTATTTACACAGAATTGGTCGTTCAGGCAGATGGGGGCGTAAGGGTGTTGGCATTAATTTCATTACCAGACGTGATGTAGTACAAATTAAAAGAATTGAAGAACATTATTCTACTAAAATTTCTGAAATGCCGGCAGACCTGAATTTTTTAAGCAAGGTTTAAATTATTAAATAAAGTCATGTAATTACACCTTTGGACATTTACACCTTTTAACATTTCAAACGCCGATTGTTATAATAGTAAAATTATATAAAAATAAATAACATAATTATGTATGAATTGTTTTTTTTGTGGAGCAAAAATTTTAAATTTTGAAATTAATAGAAAACAAAAAATGGCTCATATATCACAATGTTTAAGATTTATATATTTATTAAAATGTAATAAATGCTATAAAGGTTTTGATTATAGACATTTACAAAAACACAAAGAATTATTTAATGACACATTAATATTAATCGGCGTTTGAAATGTTAAAAGGTGTAAAACGCCGATATTGGTGATAATTTAAATAAAAAATTTAAATAAAAAATTTAAAAAAAATAATTTTAAAGATGATAAAATGACAGAAAACATGGATTGTTTAATATTGAAATATACAGCAACCGGAAACAAATGGGATAATAAAGAAATCATCGCGAGAAGATGTTTTGTGTTAAATAAATATTACTCTGAAAAATTTAGATTAAATCCAATAAATGAAATTGAGTTACAATCTAAAACTCCTGATATAACTAACACTGGTGACCCTGAGTGGGTAATAGGAAAATTAGAATTTATTGAAAATATATCTGAGCAATTATATGATGATATTAAAAGATTTAATTTGTCAGATAACGAAACAGAAATAACAAAATTAATTGACAAAAATGATAATCAAAATGTTACATTATGTAGAATTGATATGATGAGGGAACAATTCAGAAAAGAAAAAGAAAAAATCAGAAGAGTGAAGCATACACTTAACAAATAAATTCGGCGTTTTAAATGTCTAAAGGTCTAAAAGATTCGTAAAATTGATTTATTATAATTTCTAATTTAAAATATAATGAGTTCTGGATCAAAGATTAAAGAAATTAATGACTATTTTAAGATTCCTATTTTTTATAACGAAAACAAAGTTGAATTAAATAAAAATATTGTAAAAGATTTAGAATTAATTGAAACAAATGATGCTTCATGTAATCCAATTTATACATTTTGTTTTGATAATGATAATGACGTTTCTAAAAAACTTAATGAACAGATATGTAAATTTTATACTCCTGATGTTAATTTTTTAAAAGATAATCAAATACTTTTAAAAGAATATAAGTCGTTGGGTGTAAAATATACAGATTATTCAAAAAACTATAAGAATATTGTTGATATATGGAATGAATTAAAAATAGATTCTGGATTCAAAGAAAGATATTATTTTGTTGAATGGGAAATGTTTGAATTTTTAAATAGATCAGAATGGTTTCTACAACTAATGAGTGTATATAATCTTTTGTCTCCTGTCATTTCATTATTAGTTCCTATCATAATACTTATTATTCCATTTTTTATAATTAAAATGAAAGGATTGCAAATTTCTATAAACGAATATATTAACGTTTTAAAAATTGTAGCTAATCAAAATGCTATTGGAAAACTATTTGTAGTTGATTTCGGTGAAATACCTTCTCATGAGAAATTCTATATCTTCATTTCAGCAGCATTTTATTTATTCTCGATATATCAAAATTTTATGGTTTGTGTAAGATTTAATAATAATATGAAAACAATTCACAATCATTTTAACGAAATAAAAATTTATATTGACCATACAATTGATTCTATGGAAAATTATCTAGAATATTCAAAAAATTTACAAACGCACAGCGTTTTTAATTTAAAGGTTAGAGAGAAATTAGATGTATTGAAAAGAATACAACAAAAAATCCAAAATATAACAGATTATAACATGTTTAATTTTAGTAAGATTAAAGAAATAGGTTATGTATTCAAATGTTTTTATGAGTTGCATACAGATAAAATTTATGATGATGCTATAATGTATTCACTTGGGTTCAATGGATATATGGATTGTTTAAAGGGTTTACAGAAAAATATTCTAGAGAGAAAAATAAATTATACTTCATTTAGTGATGAATCTAAAAAATCAGTTTTAGAAAATAGTTATTATGCTAGTCTCAAAAATTCAAATCCTATCAAAAATACTATCAAATTGAAAAAAAACATGATAATTACAGGTCCAAATGCTTCAGGGAAAACAACCATTTTAAAATCGACTTTAATTAATATTTTATTTTCTCAACAGTTTGGTTGTGGTTTCTATGATTCGGCAAAGATTAAACCATTTAATCATATTCATTGTTATTTAAATATTCCTGACACCTCTGGTCGTGATAGTTTATTTCAAGCAGAGGCAAGACGGTGTAAAGAAATTTTAGATGCTATTAATGGGTCAACCAAAGAGTCGCATTTCTGTACATTTGATGAATTATATTCAGGAACAAATCCAGAAGAAGCTGAACAGAGTGCGACATCATTTATGAAGTATATAACAAAATATAAAAATGTATCATGCATTTTAACAACACATTTTACAAAAGTATGTAGAAAACTTGAAAAAACTAAGAACATTATTAACTGTAAAATGCTTACAGAAAAAGAAAATAATAGTCTTAATTTTAAATATACTTTAGTAGAAGGCATTTCAGATATTAAAGGAGGTATGATTGTGTTACAACAAATGAATTACCCAAAAGAAATAATTGATAACAATGTATAATAAATTAATTCGTTAGTAAATTAATTAATTTATATAATCTTTTTGTAATAAAATGGCATCCTTAGCAGATTTATTTAATCCAACATTTTTAATGTTTTTAGGAATATTAGTACTTGTTGTAGCACTTCTTGTTGTTTATTTTGAAAGTAAAATGAGAGAACAAAATCATAAAATTGCTTCTATGTTAAGTTTGGTTTCGACATTAGCAGAGGACATGAATAATGTGAAAATGGGTTTAAACCATTTAGCTATTAGGGGGAGTCAACAACCAACTATTCCTGTTGAGGACAATTTAGGAAATTTACAAAAAATGAATTTAATCGAAGTTTCTGATGATGAAGAATTAGAAGATGAAACATCACAAAACGACGATGAAGAGTCAGTGGAAGATGATTTGGTTGACAATGAATTAAATAATGATGATTTAGAAAGTGTAGAAGATGATTTAGCAATTATAGAAGATTGTTCAGACTGTGACAATGATAATATTAAAATTGTAAAATTACAAGTATCAAATGAAGATGTAGATGAAGACAATGATTCGTATGAAGAAGAAAATAATTTAGAGTTTGATGCTGTTGAAGATTTAGCTGATTTAGATGGAGATTTGGTAGCTGAATTTAACAATGAATATGTTGAAGAGGTTTTGGACCTTAAATCTGATGATGTAAAACAATTGGAAGAAACAAATATCATTTCATCATCAGATTTAAAAACTATTTCTATTAATTTAGGAGAAGAGCATCAACACAATGAAGAAAATATTGATTACAAAAAATTACAATTACCAAAGTTAAGAAGCATTGCTATTGAAAAAGGACTAACTAGCAATTCCGAAGCATCCAAATTAAAGAAACCTGAATTACTTAAATTACTTGGTGCTGAATAAGTTTTATTTTGAATATTATTTAAATAATTTTATTTAATACATATTATGCGAATTAAATTAAGTGAAAAATTTGTTAATGAAAGACAAGAATTATGTAACAAAATAATTGCTATTCTAAATTTAGATGATAACGGATGCATTCTTTTATCGGAATTAGATTTAGATAATGATAAACAAAATAAAATAATAGAATTAAAGGAAGAAATTCAAAAATATTTTGCTGTTTCAACAATTTCATCTTTTAAACCAAATTTTCAATGTAAAAGACCTTATTTAAATATAATTAGAAGTATATTAAGACAACAAGGATATATATTTGAAGGAAAAGATTATGAATTTAAAATAGGTGAAAATATTTATCAAAGAACTATAAAATATAAAATATTTAGGCAATAATTTATTTCCCGTTAAATTATTTAGAAATAATTTCTTTATATAAATTAAATGAACAACAAAATTCATAAAATTATGATTGAGGCAAAATGTATAGATTATCTTAAAAATATTTTTTTAAATAAATTTGAATTTATTAGATTATTTGATGGATGTAAAGCTGATATTGCTATTAAGCCAAAATATATATCACCAGATGTAGATGAATGGATTGGTATACAAGTTAAATCAACAGAAAAAAAAGTAAAAAATAATACTTCATATGGATATAAATTTGATTTAAGTAAAGATTATGAAAATTTAATTATAGTTTGTATTTGTTTAGAAGATAAAAAGTCTTGGATATTTGAAAATAATTTAGTTAGTCATATAAAAACTTGTCTTACTATTAGTGATAATTCAAAATATAATCAATATAAAATAGAAAATAATATTGAATCTATTTTAGAAAACTATTACAATAATATTTCTATAAAAAAATTTAAATTATGTGAATTAAATACACCAGGAAGTAAGAATACTCAAACTGAATATGAATATCGTAAAATAAGAGAGAACAAAATTACATTTTTAGAGTTTATTAATAATGAAATGGAAGGGCTAGTTTATGATTTTAAGATTGGAGACAAAAAAATACAAGAAAAAGTTGGAGGACATCCACATAAAAATATTAATACTTACCACTTTACTTTTAGCAAAATGAAAGGTAGAATTGAAGGAAAGAAAATACGTCAAACATATGAAATTGGAGATTGTGATTTTTATTGGTTAAATTGTAAAAATTCTTCAAATTTTTATGTGATTCCAGAAAATATATTAATTGAAAATGGTATTTTAGGAAGTTTAGATGGAAAAATTAAATCTTTAACAATATCAAAAACTAATAAAAAAACATTTTGGACTAATGATTATTTATTTAATTATGAGAATTTAGACAAAGATAAATTATGTAAAATTTTATTATAATTATAAATTATATATGTCATGGTCAACATGTTATAGCGGTTCTAATAATATAGATTTTAATTTTCCTTCTTTGATGAGCGATGGTCGTCTTTGGAAGACATTGCAGCCTGATGCTGTTGTAAACGAAAGAATACAAAGACAAGAAGGAATACAATCAAATTGGCAATATCGTCAGTACCTTCAAAAAAATGGTCTGCAAATTATGAATTATAACAATGAAGAAGCCTGTTACACTCTCGGTTTAGACCCACACGTTAATACAGGTAAAACTCCTTCTGATAATGTTCCATATACTTTTAAAGGCACATTTGATACGAGCAGACCAGGTTTTGGTTATTGTAATTCTGATCTCAAAAATCCTTATTTATCAAGAGAACAATTAAATTCGAGATTAATTGCCCCATCGATAAATCCTGCCAACTTTAAAAATTAAATATAATAAAACTATATAATAATAAATATTATATATAATTTACTATTATAATGAAAATACTATCAATTGATGTTGGCATTAAAAATTTAGCATTTTGCCTTTTTGATAAATCACCGACTGCTGAGAATTTCAAGGTAACAAAATGGGATATTATTAATTTGTCTGAAGAAGAAACTTTAAAATGTAGTTTTCTCGAAAAAAATATATTATGTAATAAACCAGCAAAATTTAAAAAAGATGATAAATGCTATTGTGTCAAACATTCTAAAAAGCAACAATATCAGATACCAACATCTCAACAAAAACCATCTTTCATAAACAAACAAAAAATAGCTAATCTTTATGAGATAGCTGACAATCATAATATTAAATATGAACCAAAAATTAAAAAGGCTGATTTAGCAAAGTTAATTAACGAACATATACAAAAACAATATTTTGAAACAATTGAAAGTAAAAAAGCAAATGAAGTAGATTTATTTAATATAGGTGTAAATATTAAAAATAAGTTTAACGACATGTTTAAAGATGATACAAAAATAGATTATGTTATTATAGAAAATCAAATAGGACCATTAGCAATCAGAATGAAAACAATACAAGGAATGATTGTTCAATACTTCATTATGTCAATTTTAAATGTAGAACATATTGAATTCATATCATCATCAAATAAATTGAAAGATTGTGATGCCAAAGATAAAGAAAAATATAGTGATAGGAAAAAATTAGGCATATCAAAATGTTTAGAAATTTTAACAAAAGATTTTAGATTTAATGAACATACATCTTATTTTAATCAGCATAAAAAGAAAGACGATTTATCAGACGCTTTTTTACAAGGGTTATGGTTTATTAATAATAAAAACTTTAATTAATATTTTATAAATAAATTAATAATATATTAATTGTAATTCGTAATACTTAAAATTAAATGTTCTATTTAATAAATATGTCAGATTTGATGGAAATTACAGAACTTGATTTTAATGATAGTGGTTTCGGAAGGTCTTCTAATTTTGGAGGAGGACTAGAACTTTTAATGAACGATAAAGTTAGAGAGAGTAGTAGACCAACTAGCGATATTGATTTAGAGGATTTAAATAAATTAGAAAATGAATTGAATGATTTAGTTGAAGACATACCAACCAGTAGTTTTGCTGCTAAATCTGATTTATTTGATAGCAAACCATCTGTATCGTTTAGAGATGATACACCTATTAATTTAAATGGATTTGATGATAATAATCTTGGAAAAGCTACATCAGACACTGAAAATAATAATACAACTTGGGATGGATATGGAAAATTTAACAATATTCCTTTAAATCCAGACAAAGCTGTTCCAATGGAACCAAGAATGTCTAAGGATGAAATGCTTAGAGAGAAATTTAAATATTTAAAAAAGTTAGAAGCTCTTGAAAAGAAAGGTGTTGAGTTATCAAAAAAGTACAATATGGATTCTTCACTTCAAGAAATGATGGGTGAATATGAAACTATTATGGAAGAAAAAACAAAACAAAATTCAGTTAAATTTCAAGGCAATATGCTCATGGCAGTTATTAATGGAATTGAATTTTTGAATAACAAATTTGACCCATTTGATATTAAATTGGATGGTTGGTCAGAACAAGTTCAAGAAAACATTAATGATTATGATGATATTTTTGGCGAATTACACGAAAAATATAAGAGCAAGGCATCTATGGCACCTGAATTGAAGTTATTATTTCAGCTTGGCGGTAGTGCAATGATGGTTCATATGACAAATACTATGTTTAAATCAGCTATGCCAGGTATGGATGATATATTGCGGCAAAACCCAGACTTAATGCGCTCATTTCAAAACGCAGCTGTAAATTCTATGGCTCAAACTAGCCCAGGGTTTTCAGGATTTATGACTAATTTGATGAATCCGGAAGTACCAAAAGGTATGGGTCCACCACCACCTCTAGCTACTCAAGGCCCTAATGCTGTTCCTCCGCCTGTTGGACGACCTGGCAATAATAATTATGCAAGACCTGATTTAAAATTCACAAGCAATGAAGGTAGAAGTAATTTCGAAGATGGGATTAATCTCAGAGAGAATAACGAAAGACCTGATTTACAAGATAGAACTAGTAGAAGACCACAATCACGACCTGAAATGAAAGGACCGAGTGATATTACAGATATTCTCTCTGGTCTAAAGACTAAAACAATAAACATTCAACAACCTACAACGCCTACCAATCCAAATGATAATAGCACTATTAGCATTAACGATTTGAAAGATTTACAATCTGATGTTAATATGCCAAAACGTAGTGGACGCAGAAAAAAATCTGCTAGCAATACCGTTAGTTTAGATATTTAATTACTTAATTTATATTTTATAACTTATGATTAAAATATAAATTGCATTGAAATACAAATTAGTAATGGACATTTCTTATTTTTTATCATTTGTTAGTTTTTTCTTGGTTTCTATTATATTCTAAAACTTTATATTCGGCACCACTCTTTATCTTGTTTACTCATAATAATATTAGGAAACATTCCAAATAATGGAACTCTCCAACCGTAGTACTTAATAACAATGTCCTCATTTGATTCTAACTTATGCCAATCCTCAATAGAGTCCCATTTCCAATACCATAATGAATTATTTACATTATAGTGTTTGTTGTTATCATCAACAATCATAAATTCTGTAAATCCATTTCTAACAAACTGATACTTTTGGTGAATTTTAACAATTTTGGTTTCAACTGTTCCTAAAGCATATGTACAGTGCAAAGCAACACTTCCAAACCATATAGTAATTAGAGTTATCATTTGTTCAATTTTAGTATTGCTTGTCTTTGATAAATTATTTAATTTGAACAATGGTTTAATAAATCTTGTAAAATTTCTTGACATTATTAAATTAATATGTTAATAATCCTTTAAATAAATTTTTGTAATTATAAAATAATTATTGACGTCACAATTAGTTCAACTGTTGTTGTAATGAAATGTACTGATATTTATTATTCAACAGTAACAACTTTTGCTAAATTTTTAGGTTTATCCGGATTTATCCCTCTATTAACTGAAAGATAATAAGCAAACAGCTGTATAGGAATGATGCCTAACAAAGAAGCATACGAATTATTTTTGGGGATTACAATATGTTCACTAGTTAACCATTCACAAATAGAATAATTATTTGTTATTAAAATAATAGGTGAATTTCTTGAGTAAACTTCTTGATAACAATTCATAGTTTTTGAAGAGTGATTTTGGTCTAAATTTAAAAGAATAACAGGAAATTTCTCATCTAATAAAGCAAATGGTCCATGTTTTAATGAACTAGACGAATAACCTTCAGAATGTACATATGAAATTTCTTTGATTTTTAATGCTCCTTCTTTAGCTATAAATTCATCAGTTCCCTTGCCAAGTATAAACATATTATTCGCGTTAAATTTATTAGCGATATCTAACATTTTACTGCTACATTCATCTAATGTCGTTTGAAAGTCATTTGATAAATTATTTAGATCGCGAATCATTTTAGATCTTTTTTGTTTATTGACATTATGAAGTTCAGAAAACCACATCGCTGACATAGATAAACACACTACTTGACTTGTAAATGCTTTTGTTGATGCTACACCTACTTCTTTTCCAGAATTACAATAAATACCGCAATCAACCTCTCTAGCTATCAAAGAGTCAACAACATTTACTATCCCTATTGTTGTCAAATTATGATTTTTCGCGATTTCAATACATCTATATAAATCCTTTGTTTCGCCTGATTGTGATATTAATATTAATGCAGTTATCCCTATTTTTGGAATATCATATTCATTAAAATCAGCACCGTCAAATGCTTGAACAGTATTAAAATTACACAGTTGTTTAAAATAATACATTCCATATAAACCAGCAAAATATGATGTTCCACAACCTAGTAAAATAATATTATTAACATTTTTAAGAACATCAGTGTGTTGTTCTAAGCCTCCCAATTTTACCTCAGTTTCATTTTTAATTCTACCACCGTTATTTATAGTATTAAGTATCACTCCTGGCTGTTGATGTATTTCTTTTAATGTCCAATGAACAAACGGATAAGGAGACAATTCAGAACCGAAAATAGTAACATTTTTCTTTTTATAATTTTGTTTTGTCTTCATTGATAATATACTGTTCTCTCTAGAAATAATACATATATCATCATTATGTAATGTTATATAATTCGACATCATACCACAAAATCCACTTTGTTCAGACGTTACTATTATCTTATCTTCATTTTGTCCCACCAATAATGGTGACCCATTTCTTACACAATACAATATATCAGGTTCCATTACTGATTGAATTATTAGTCCATATGTTCCAGTTAAGCTATCAATAGTTTTTTTAATCGATTCATATACATTATTACATTTTTCATAATTGAATTGTATCAAATTAACTATTACTTCTGTATCTGTTTGTGATACAAAATTGTAACCTTCTGATACCAAAAACCCTTTTAGCTCTTTATAATTTTCTATAATTCCATTATGAACAATCGCAAAAGTGCCTGAATTTGATAAATGCGGATGAGCATTTGTGTCTGTTTTACCACCGTGTGTAGCCCATCTATTGTGACCAAACCCTATAAACGAATTATCAAAATATTTAGACTTGACACGAGTTAATTTTTCTATTGAATCTATTTCATTAGTAGACGCGTATTTATGAACTTCAAACATAGAACCAATTGCTGCACATAAACCAGCTGAATCATACCCCCTATTTTGTAGTTGAACTAAACCATCAAGAATTAACTGATATAAATTGCGGTTTTCCAATAATACTATGCCAAATATTCCACACATTTATAATATTATAAATTAATATTTAAATTAATTACATTACATAATGTATTTGTTTTGACCATTTATTATTAGCATCAAAAATATATGTGTCATTTGATTTTATATCAAAATATTTGTCAAAACCATCAAATTCTCTGTAAAAAAAACGAATATTCATTTTAGAAATATTATTTTGTATGTGATATTCTATAAAATATCCTATTAAATTATAACTAGTTAATCGCAACAAAACTTTACGTCGCCCGATAAAGATTGGTCTTGGTATTTTGTTAAGTAAAGTATATCTGTTATCATTTTTTGTAAATCTGTTAATATATTTTCCATGTCTATAAACTACTACATCAGTATAATTAACAATAATATGTATTATTTCGTCTGGTAGGTTCTTAAATTTTTCAATTAATTCCATTCTATAATACTTCTAAATTCTTAAAGTTACTTTTTAGTTTATTTATTAATGTCATGAATGGTGTCTTATCTTGACTGAACAAAAGTGAATCGTGTATAAGCTTAATATTACCAAATAAGCTTTGTTTATTCAAGTGGAGCCAAAAAATAAATATAATAAATAAGAAAATAGTGAAGTATATATCTTTCATTTTAATAGCTTCATTTCTCAAATAATATAATGGCACTACTTTAATGAGAGTATTTATAATAATAAAATAAAATATTGTCCGCTTACTTGTACCATACACTAACATTAAAAATAACATAATAATATTGTCAATCAATCCTAATATTAGTGGAAGCTTTGGTGAATATGTTGTTATTTTAAACGCATATAAAACATACCATAAATATATCCAATATGAAAAAACCAAATCAGCTCTTAATGCTGCCATATATATTTATGAACATAATAAAAACAACAACCAAATAAACAATTAAATATATTACTGCAAAAAAAGAGGTTTTTATACTTAAAACAATAATTTAATATTATTATTTAGGTTAATTCAATATAAATAATAATACTTTTATTAATTAATGAAACCAAGAAATGAAAAGGACAAATTTTCTATGACAACTTGTGGGAAAACAGGAATTAAAATTAAGAGTTCTGGAAATGATTATAAGAGTGACCCATTTGCTGGAATTGACCCTTTTAAAAATCAAGTTAGGGAAACTGATAAATTTCAAGTAGAATATAACAAAAATGGTTATGTATCACTCGATTTAAATATTGAGAATTATTCGAGGGAAGATTTATATAAATTATTTGGATTCAAACCTTCTATTATCTTAACTGAGGATTTAATGAAAGAAGCTAAGAAAATAGTATTAAAAACACATCCAGACAAGTCACGTTTAGATAATATATATTTTGTCTTTTTTGGAAGAGCATATAATAAACTTAAAGATATTTATGAGTTTCAAAATAAAACTAGTAAAAAACTAGAAGATAAAAATGAATATTTTGATGCACAAAATGGCGAAGTTTTAGATAAGATGTTTGATATGAAGAAAGACCTAAAAGATTCCAATAATTTTAATAAATGGTTTAATGACCAATTTGAAAAGCATAGATTAGAAGACCCAGTTGAACACGGTTACGGGAACTGGTTAAAATCAGACGAAGACATTGTTTTCACTCCTCAAAATATTAATAAAGATTCAATGGGGAGAGAAATGGAAAAAAGAAAGAAAGAAATTCAAGCCTTAACCCCATATAAAGGTGTAGGCGACGCATTCGTATCATCTTCTGCTGGCGGTTCAGCTTTAATGGAATACAATAGTAATTTTTCATCAGGCTCATTATTTAGTGGTGGTGGAGGAATGGGTTATACAGATTTAAGACAGGCTTATGCTGAATCTGTTATACCTGTGACTGAAGATGATTTTAATAAAGTGCAAAAATTTAAATCAATTGATGAATATAAACGTCATAGAGTGACAATTGATACTAATCCTTTAAGCAAGGAAGAAGCGCTTCGTCAATTGTATCATCAAGATAAACAGAAAAATGAAGAATCTGCTGCGCTTGCTTTTTATTATGCTCAGCAATCAGAAAAAGCAAAAAAAAACAATGACACTTTTTGGTCTGGTCTTAAGCAACTAACAAATTGGTAGCCAATAATGTTCTAAGCCGAAGACATACTAATTAAGCCGAAGACATACTAATTAAGCCGAAGACATACTAATTAAGCCGAAGACATACTAATTAAGCCGAAGACATACTAATTAAGCCGAAGACATACTAATTAAGCCGAAGACATACTAATTAAGCCGAAGACAACCTATGAAATGGAGCAAAATATATGTAAATAATATAAAAGAAATATTATATTATTTAATATGCCGGAAGGACCTGAAATTTGGATTTTAAGTGAAGCTATTAACAAATTTTATCATTCAGAAAAAACCAAAGCATATGGGAAACATTTATTTATATTTAAAAATGAGAAGGAAGGAGAGAATTGGTCATTTGGACTAACTGGAAAGGTTTGTCTTTTGGACAATAATGAGCTCATAAAATTACACACCGGATGGATATGCGGAGACCAGTTATCGTTTGACACTTACGAGTCGGAAACCCAAAAACTCGGCACAAATTGGCTAACAAGTTCGGAAGCAGATTTACGCAAAGAAGTCGACAGTTGGATTAAGTCTAAGAAAAAACTAGCTAGATTGTTATTAGACCAAACCAAAATTTCCGGCATTGGTGTTGCATGGGGTTCGGAAATCCTATTTAAAGCCGGATTAAGACCTGATATGAGAGCATGCGACCAAGCTTTAAATAAATTAGCTGATTCTATGATTGAAATTAGAGTTAATATTAAAAAGAAATATAGTGAACAAGTTGGCGAATCTACATGCAGAGAATTTGTCAATAATTGGTTTGAAAATTTATATGAAATTAGAGAGATGTCAATTTATAAAAAAGGCTCTAAGATAGAAGTTTTAGGTCGCAGTTGGTGGGTCTAAATAAGAATCATTTACTACATCTTGATTATTAGGTTCTTCGCTATTAATATAAATGTTGAAGTCTGACCATTTTTGTCTACATAATGGACATGGATTTGTTGTTTGCTGTCTTAACTCTGTTCGCTGTCTTAACCATTGTAGTATAGGCTCTTCTTTAAAATTATTATTACATTTAGAACAATTCATATAACGCTCTCCATTAGCTATATCATCGTGCGTTATACAACACATCTTTTTATCATCTGTAATTGCTTTATGAACAATGTTACCAGTTTCTTGAATATCAGTTGTCAAAGGTGATTCTTGAACGTCAGTTTGTATTAAGGGCTGGTGTATTAAATTCAACAAGTTATTGTAAATTCCATTTTCTTGATAATCACAATATAAATTAAAACTGGACACTTGGGAATAGCGTAGTCCACACATACCTGAAAGTGTTCTCAAAATATTTGACCCTAATCCATAAAGACAAATTTTGGTGTTTAAAGTATCTAATTTTATATTTAACATAGCAACGTCAATCCTGCTTAAATTTAAGGAACCCTCAAAATCTTCAGGTGACCTATTTTGATGCGATTTATCAAAATTCATCGGAAAATATAGCAATTGCTGGCTTATTTTAACACATTTTGTTCTAACAAAAAAACGGTTGTAATGAAATCTATCATTGTGGGCTAAGCTCAATCTAATTTCATTTATTTCATCTACATTTTCACATTCTATATAAAATCCTTTATGTATGCCATCAAATGGAATATTGTATTTAAAATCATTTCTTGGTATTAGTGATGTCGTTTCAAGCGACGCTAATGTTTGAATTATTTCTTCAATGGTGTTAGTTGCTAGTTCGCGCCTTATGTCTGTATCATAAAAAATTCCTTTTGATATTAATTTAAATGAACTAAAAATATTTATTATATTTTCTACATTTGTTAATACGAAATTTACATCATGAAATGATAAAGCTATCATTTTAATTTCACTACAGAACATTTGGAAAGGTATTGATATATAAATTTTATTGTCGCATATTTCATAATTTTTGAGATGCATCATGAAACGCAAAGGTATGCTAAACATTTGTTGACCACCAATTAATATATCTAAACTCACCTTATGAATAAGCATTTTAAAGTTATCAAAATTATAATTTGAAGGAAATTCAAACTCCAAATATTCTGGAATTTTAGCATCACAATCTCTCGTCATACTAACACATAAGGTATTACTTAATTGTGCCTCTTGAAAATCTTCTGTAAAATAACTTACCGCTAAATTACGAGGTATATTAAAGTCACGATTTTGTACTCCAGTTGCTATCAATTGCATAATCGCACCAGACATATCTTTATTAAGTAAGCGTCTTTAAATACTTTTATTCAACATTTGATTTTGCTCAGTATATATATAATGAGCAAAAAACTAGAAAATGGATTATTTATCTTTAGAAGAGATTTAAGAATTGTAGATAATAATGGATTGAATTTTCTCTCTGAATTATGTAATAATATATATACAATTTTTATTTTTACTCCTGAGCAAGTCGGTTCTGGAAATAAATATAAATCTGATAATTCTGTACAGTTTATGATTGAATCATTAGACGATTTATCGTCTCAAATTAAAAAAGGTTGTGGTCACTTGTATACTTTTTATGGTCATAATGAAAAGGTGATTGAGAATTGTATTAAATCTTGGGACATCAATGTTGTCGCATTTAATTTAGATATTACTCCTTATGCTCGTGTAAGGGATGATAAAATAGTTAAAATGTGTCAGCGAATGAAAGTTTTTGTGACTTATACTCCTGATTATTATCTTTGCGAACCAGGCGAAGTGCTGAATGGATCGGGAGAAGCATATGTAAAATTTACGCCTTATTACGAAAAAGCTAAGAAGTTAAAGGTCGAAAAACCTGTTACAAAAAAAGCACATTTTAGATCTTCAGAAACTCATATACCAAATAAAATTACACTTGATTCAGCAATGAAAAAATTTGTTAGAAAGGAAAATCCTGATATTTTAGTTCATGGAGGGAGAACTGAAGCATTGAAACAAATAAGAACCGCCACAAAAAACATAAAGCATTACGCTGAAACCAGAGACGAATTATCGAAACCAACATCGCAGCTCTCTGCCTTCGTCAAATTCGGGAATATAAGCATACGCGAAGTGTATTATGCTTTTAAGTCTAACCACTCCTTTATTCGTCAGCTATATTGGAGAGAATTCTATAGTCAAGTATTATATAATTATCCACACGTATTAGGTCACAGTTTAAATAAAAAATATGATAAAATTAAATGGCATCATAACGAACGACTTTTTGATGCGTGGGCAAAAGGTGTCACGGGCATACCAATTGTAGACGCAAGTCAGAGACAGCTTTTGCAGTCAGGGTGGACACACAATCGTGGGAGAATGATTTCTTCCAGTATATTAACAAAAATATTGTTAATAGATTGGAGGGAAGGTGAACGCTTTTATGCTCAGCATTTGGTAGACTATGATGTAGCAAACAACTCGGGTGGATGGCAGTCTTCATCGGGTGGAGGTAGTGATGCACAACCCTTCTTCAGATATTTTAACCCATATACGCAGTCAAAAGAACACGACCCAAAGTGTGAATATATTAAGACATGGATTGGAGAACTTAAAGATGTTCCAAACGAAGATATCCATAATTGGGATACTGCTTGGGAAAAGCATAAAGATTGTGGATATCCAAAACCTATTGTAGATTATAAAGAGCAAAGAGATAAGTCGATAAACCTTTATAAAAAAGCTTTATACTAAATAATACAAACCAATTTATGTTTTATATTATTTTAACCTTTCACAGAATCAATCCCGACACATTTAGATATATTATGTATTATTTTGTCTTCTTTTTCAATGTCATTATTGCCCGCACCACCCATTGCTTCTAAAACCATCTTATCATATTTATCTGATGTTTTTGATGTGTAATTTTTATAGTCTGGATTTTTCTCTCTAAATTGTGGAAGCAATTTAATATTTCTATTGGCTACACTCTTAATTGCCTTTCTTAGCTTTGTCTTGTTGTCATCTTCTTTTTCCCATTTGTCTTCATCTTTTACATACATTGTCTCCCTTTTCTTATCAGTACAATGAACCGGTCTTTGTGTTACATCTAATGCTTTCAAATTAGTAGTAATAATATTAGAAATTCCGTCTACATAATTTAGTTCTCCAAATTTCTCTAAATCTGATAATTGCAATTTTATTGAGTGTATAAAATCCATTATATTCATAGCATCTTTACATGTCTCGTTTAGAAAAAACTGTAGATTAAATGTTTTGTTATTGTTCATACAATTCGTATTAGTATTTGTATTAGTATTATTTGTGATGTTGTTTGGACCATTTTCTAAAACTTTCATCAGCACGTTGTTTTGTTGTTCTATCATCATGTTTTTGAATTCTGAATTTTCTTTAATTAAGAACATAATAAGCTCATCTTTGTCTGTGATTTGTTTAGCTAACTCTTTTACAATGTCTGTATTGTTATTACTGCATTTCTTAGAATGTTTCCATAAGCCAGACGATGTCTGAAAATGTTTGTTACATTTATTACACGAATGGATGGATGAGCATAAAATAGCATTTCCTGACATTTCCATTTTGGAAATGCTGACACTGGACAAGTGTTTCCGTGACAATAAATGATTATCAAAACTACTTTTCTTGCTAGTTCCATAGTCACAATTTTTACAATAAAATTTCGGGCATAATTTTGGCATAAAAGCATTTCCTAAAGTTTCCATTTGATCCTATTTAGAAAATATTTTTAAGTTTTTTTTTAAAAAAATACAATAACAACTTTTAAAATTCTGGTTTAAATTGTGACGATAATTTTTCAACATCGTGTGGAAATTTTTCGTCAGTAAGGACTTTTTCGGCTATCCGATTTTGGACATTTTTTTTGTCCATTTTAAGAAAGTCAAAATACTTTTCATTTTTTTATATTGAAAAAAACACTACATGTGTAGGAAAGTTTTTTGACCATTTTTTCAGAAAACCAAGAAAAACCCCTACATTATGTAGTGTTTCATAAGTATTTGAGTTATTAATTTTATTTTAATTTATGTATCAAAATAAATGACAGAATTGTATTCCAAAGAAGGGTTCGTATTTAAAAAAAATGAACAAAATAACTACAGTTTATCTTTTGAAATGGAAAATAACAATATAATGTTGTCAAAAATAATTGATTTTAGTTTAGTAAAACTTATTTACGATTTAAACTCGGACATTTATGAAAAAGTAAACTTAAAGATATTAAACGGAAATGAAGCAACTATTAATTTATTAATGAAACATTTATTTGAAGATTTAGGTTTACCACAGCGTTTTTCTTATTTACATATTAAAAAAACAATTCAAGAAAATAATATTATATTTGAGTCACAGACAATAAAATCAGAACGACCAGAAGGTATGCCAGTAGATGCCGAATTAATGGCTATTAAAAATATGATATGCAATTCTAAGATTATCACACCACATAAGATAATATTTACTGTTAATGTTTTATTCGAAAATTATGTGTTAATTCATCCAGTTGTCGAAAAATTAGTTGGACTAATTTTATACAAAATATTTAATAGAGTAAAACAATTTATAGAAAACGTTAGAATGTAAGATATGTTTAAAAAAAATATTAAATCTATAATATTTCTTCTAAATGCGTTTTTAATTTTTGCTAGTGAAATGTTAATATATGGCATATCTGGTAATTATTCTATTTTTATAAACAGATTAACAACGCGATTAGCATCTATTAACATCCTTTATGTTAAAATATTTCAAGCAGTTGCTTTAAATAATAGTTTAATTGACGATAAAATAAACAACCAACTACTTAAATTTACAGATAATGCTCCTTGGAATTATTCTGACATTGATTCAAACCTATTAGCTGAAATGGCAGATAAATATAATATACACTTACTAAACAGTTCGCCAATAAATTCTGGCATGATTTCATTAGTTTTTATAGGCTTTGAAAAAAATGATTCTAGCAAACAAGTAATAATTAAGATGAAACGAAAAAATATTCAAGAACGTCTTGATGATGCTATTAATAATTTATTATTCTTAATGTACATTTTATCATTTATTCCTATTGTAAATAAATATCAATTGTCTGAGGTTGTTACAAAAAATATTGAGATTATTAAGCACCAAACCAATTTTTTGGAAGAAATAGATAATATGGATAAAATTAGAGAGAATTGTAAATATCTTAAATACGTTAAGATACCAACAGCGAATAGAAAAGTAACAGAAGAATATCATAATATCATATTAATGGACCGTATTGAAGGAATGAAAATAAATCAAATTAAAGAAGATGATTATGAACCCTTTGCAAAATTAGTAATAAAATTTGGATTAGTAACAACATTGTTACACGGTGTGACTCATGGTGATTTGCATAGCGGGAATATTTTGTTTATCAAAGATTCTAAAGATACTAAACATCCACATAAAATAGGCGTTATTGATTTTGGAATTATTTATGAAGTCAGTTCACAATATAAAGGATTGTTATTTGATATTTTTACACAAATGTTCGAAAAATCTCCGAGGGAATCGGCTGAGAAATTATTAAATTCAGGAATAATTGACCCGCCTGGAATTTTACAACAAATACCAAAGGAACATTATAATCATATTGTGACTTTCACAGAAGAAATTATAACAGACACTATTAATTCATCAAAAAAAGCTAACCAAGTTCAACTTTATAAATTTGTATCGAAATTAAAAGAATATTTGGCGAAAGATGAATTATGTAATATTGGTATAAGACCAAGTGATGATTTTGTTAAATCACAGCTCGTATTAGCAATGTCTCATGGTGTAACATTGACACTTTGTAAGAGCGATTATATTACGTTGATGGATAAAGTAATAAACGAAATGTTCAAAACAAATATTCTATTATGAGATTAGCCTTAAATATATATTAAATTTATTTAAATATACGTTTGTATTATATATACCCTATTACATTATGCAAGTAACTATTGACAATGTTAATTATAAGTTTATTCCTTCTAGAATATCTACCTTTGATAGCATTAGAAAAAATGAACTAGTACTTAAAAATGATATATATGAAAAATATAATGCTATATCTGAAGTTGAAGGAGAATTAATAATTTGTAACGACCTAAATCAAATGCGACGTTCCGAAAAAAAACTTGTTAAAGAGACATATCAAGATTATTTGAAGTATCTTTCTAAACGCGATATTGCAAAAGATAGATGGATCTATAATATTATTCACAGAATTTCTGAGCAAGAATCCATTTTATACAGAGACGATCTTTGTATTATTATTCCCACTTACGTGTGGAATGGTGTTAGCATTGATAAATTACATATTTTATGCTTACCAACAGATACTGCTTTACGTTCTATTCGTTCGTTAACATCACACCATATTCCTTTACTCGAATATATGAAAAGTATTACATTAAATATTATTAAAGAAAAATATGGATTAGACGAATATTATATAAAAATGTTTTTTCATTATGAGCCATCCACATATCATCTACATATTCACTTTGTAAATGTCGCTCATCATGAAGCTCGTTCATCAGTCGAATATTCACATGAATTAAATAATGTCATTTTTAATTTATCAATTTGTTCTGATTACTATCAACGTGCCATTTTAAATAAAAGAATATAATTTCTATATGGACGCTTTTTTATATTACATCTTACATTTATTTATTCTTTTTAAGTATCCCATTTTGGAAACTCAAATATTTGCGTTATGGATTTTATAGCCCAATTCTATTAGCAACAATTTGGATAATATTTAATGGATTCCTATTAACACTAATTCAGAAGGATTTAGAGCAACGCATATAACACTTTTCACGTGTATTATTAAGAAATCAACAGTAAGAATTAGTTATTATATACTACTTCTAGTAACTATAATTAGTTATATTAGATTATGTCTAAATTAATTTAAAATTGAAATAAATTAAATACTAATTAGTATATTTATACATGGAAACTGAAATATCAACAATGAATCCAACTTTTATATTTGTAGATGGAAGTTATTATTGCTTTTATCGCTATTTCGCGTTGATGCAATGGTGGAAAAATGCTTATCCTGACGAACCACTTGATGACCCGTTTGAGAATGAAAAATTTGTTGAGAAATTTCGCAAAACATTTGTTGACAATTTAGAGCAAATGCCTAAGAAGCTTAAAATTCATAAAGATCTGATTAAACCTATTTTAATTGTTGGCAAAGATTGTAAACGCGATCACATTTGGCGTAATGATATCTTTAAAGATTATAAAGCTAATCGTGCCAATGGACCTGAAGACGGATTTATGGGTGGACCTTTCTTCAAAATGGCTTATGAAGAGGAACTTTTCCAGAAAGGCGGTGCTAAAGCTATTTTAAAACATCCTCGTCTAGAAGCAGACGATTGTATTGCTATTTCTGTTAAGCATTTGCTTGATAAATATCCATTATGTAAAATTTTCATTATAACAAGCGACAGAGACTATTTACAGCTTAACACTCATAATGTAGATTTATTTACACTTACATATAAAAATCTAGCTGATAGCAAAACTGCTACGGGTAATGCAGAAGACGACTTAAAAATCAAAATTCTTATGGGTGATACAAGTGATAATATTCCATCGGTTTTCCCAAAATGTGGTCTAAAAACCGCGCAAAAATGTCTCGAAGATGAAGAATTCTTTAAAAAGAAAATGAACAATAATCCTGCATATTATGAACAATATCGACTTAACGAACAGCTTGTTAGTTTTGACAAAATTCCTGAAATTTACGTTGAAGAATTTATGGCTACTCTAAAAAAGTAAACTATTAAGTAAATAATATAAAAATTTTTTAATTATTATATTATGAATTCAGCTATAACCATACCAGATGATAATGAAATATAAATATCAAAACGTTTGTATTAGACCCATTATCCGTAATAGTTAAATTAGCTATCTTAAGCAATAAACCTGTAGGAACCAAATTGCTAATTCAAAATAATGTTATTTATTTTCAAGAACCAGGACCATTTCAATCTATAGCAAGAATGGTGTATAAATCTAATAAACAGATTTACAATTTATTTATAATCCACTTAATCTGGCTTGTTTATATTTTCTCTCAAAATCATTTGTCGAAAAAACTCCTAGAATTAAAGGCTTATTTTTATGTGCTCAAAATGGCTTGAAAAGACTAATGGATACGTATAAATCTTGTTCTATTATAACGATTACATTGAATTATTATTATTCATTGTTAACAAATCATATGGCACAGACATATAATGATACTATGTTTATGAAAGACAATTTTACACGTTATTATACACAAACAATCAATGATTCATTTAATAAACAATGGACTGATGAAAAAATTAAGGTTGTGTTAGATATTATAACTTTTTTAGGGAAAAACGATAATTCAAATAACGTAAAATCATTAGAAACTATTATGGAAGACATAGATAAAAATAGTCAAACTGTTGTAAACGATAATTTTTAGATATTTATTAACAAATCATCTTTAATAAAATACGCATCACCTTCCCTTGTCCATTGAACAACCATAGTAATAATTTCTACTCCTGAACTTACAGCTTCTTTAAAAGCTTCCCTATATTCAGGGTCAATAATGGATGGCTGAAATCTATTAACATCAGTTCGTTGTATTACATAACACATAATACAACGAGTTTTAGACATTCGTTTAATAAGTGCTAATTCATTAATATGTTTTAATGCACGAGGACTAACAGGGTCTGTGGTTTTTTTTCTGTACCCATCAGGAAAATATGCAACTTTCGTGTTTATATCTCTGTCATCGAAAGACATTTTTTTTCGGTCTTTGACTGTAACATCTTCATAATCAGCAAGTGGAACATTTTTAACTTCCATTATAAATGGGATACCATTCTGGTCTATTCCTGTAAAATCAAACCTAGAATCAACTAAACCAGGAACGTAAATTGTTGTTTCTTTTCTATATTTTTTTACGTTGACCAATTTTGAAAGCAAATTATTTTTAAGAGCAGATTCAGTTAGCTGTTCTGCTAACTTAGGATAAATTCCAACGATAAATTCTTGTTCTTTCTCTCGAATGATAGATAAATAAACACGATATTCACAATGAAGTTTATCATCATTTTTATTAATTTTAGGAACAGGTGCCATCAAAATAGTGGCACCAACATCAGCCAGCCCGCAACAACCAAGAGATGCTGTATGACCTAATATCATATCGCTAGACGAACATATTTTAATATCAGCTACATAAGGTGTTTTAATGTACTTTGATGGTCTTTTGATTACTTCCCCTTCAATCAAATCGTTTAACTTGAGAATTAATGACATTGTTATTGTTACATTTATTTAGTAGGTATTTTAAGTTTTCAATTTTTTTAAAATATATAAATATATTAGTATGAGCACAGGAGAGAAAAAAACACAAGAAACAGTTGTTCCCGACCAGTTAAATATAACAATAAGAACAAGTGTTCCTGGTTATCAACAAATTGAATACAAACCATCAATGACTATTAAAGATAATGACGAAAAAGGTGTTAGGTTTTATCCTTTGATTAAACTAAATCAGTCTACAATAAATAACGTTCCACAAGAATATAGAATAAAACAATTTTTTAATAAAGGTTTGTTCCAGTCATTGCTTATTCATAATGGAGGAACTCCTGCTAAAAATTTAACGCAAGCTACACGTTATGGTTATGTAGATAATAATATAAATGTTACATTAAATTCAATATTTCCAGTAGGTTCGGTGATATATATAGGTAAAAAACCATATGCGATAGCGGATCATCAATGGATAACCGGTGATTGGAGTATAGAAGTTAAACAAAAAAAAAAGGAGATTGATCCAGATAAAGTATATGATCCACAATTATACAGTCAACTGGTAAAAGACGAGATAGTAAGTGGTGAAGAACAATTAAAACAATTGCCTGAAACTGTAATAGTCGGAAGTAATTATTCTGGACCGCCAGTAGCACAAGGAATAAGAAGCGAACCACCAGTTAAACCAAAAGAGATACAACCTGTGGTGACAGAGCCAGTAGTAGTTACACCACCTGTAGCAGTGACGCAGCCTATAGTAACGCAGCCTATAATAACGCAGCCTGTGTCGGAGGAATTGTCGCCTGAAGAACAAAACTTGTTTGATACAATTAAACAAGATTTTAAATTTAGTAATATTAATATTGATTTTTTTAGGAGCTATTTTAAAAATTATATTTATAAAGACGTTGTTAAAAATATATTCAGTCAATTGCCAGATGGGTTTAAAGAAGTTATTAGAAAATTTTATTCTACTGTAACAAACGAACAACCAGGCGTCACAGAAGGATTAAGTAATAAATTATATGAACAATTATGCAATCAAGTAACAATTCTTAAAAGTCCTCAAGATGGAGATTGTTTTTTTAAAGCGGTTGCTGATGGTATAAATATATATAACTATGAAAATCGCGATTCTAAAATATATCGTGTTAATTATGGAAAGACTATGTTATATACAGCAAATGTTATAAGAGAAATAGTAGCCAGACATGTAGAAGAATTAGATGATAAGACTATCAGTGACATGTTATTGACTGTACAAAATCTGGCAGATGATCTAAATGACAAATTTAACCAAGCAATTGAAAATTTAAAGACTAGTTTAAATGTACAAGACCTTACACCAGAACAATATTTAAGTGAACTAAATAATATTTATCATTCAAACACTAATTTTTTGATTTATAATCCAGGTAAAATTCCAATAGATATTAACAAATATAATAAACCATTTAGGGTTTTAGAAAAAAGCGAGATACCTGAATATATTAGGAGTAAAAATTATTGGGCAAATGATATAGCGATTGAAGCTATATGTAGTAAATTAAATATATGCATAATACCTATTGAAAAATATGCACATGAAAAAACAGTTGGAAAAGTAAGAATAAAAACGAGTATAGTAAATAGACTAAAGGCTTTATTGTTAAATAAAACATTAACAAATGAACAGTGTGCAAATAAGGTAATGTTTTTATTTTATCAAAACAATCACTACGAATTAATAGTATTTAATTATATTGTAAAAGAAAGTATAAAAGTACTTTCTAGAGGAAATATACAACAAAAAATATATAATAAAAAAATGTATACAATATTTAAAACAGAAGATTTATTACCGCCATTTCATATTTTAACACTACTTTACGGAACAATATACTCTACAATTGACGAGTCATATAGAAAAGATTTTGGTATTTATGGAGATGAAATGAGGGATATCGGTTCTTCTGTATTAAGAATATCTTCAACTCATAATTGGGAAGTTTTTAAAACTAAATTTGACGATATGTTCCCAAATAATATTTCAATTGATACAAGAATTAAATCAAATAATATATCACAAGTTGTAACTCAAAATGGCGGTGCTGGACCAAATTATCAATACCGTTCTAATTATAAAAAACCATATATTTACTCAAAACCAATTAATATAACAAAAAAAACAGATGAACAAGAATTAGCAAAAATAGCATATATAATAACAATTGATATGGAGGTTTATCCAGGTACATCATTAACACCAGAACAAATAAGTCAATCAAAATGCAATTCAAAATATAATGCTATTAGGAAAGCTTTTTCAGATTTTACAGGGAGACCTTATACAATTCTACCAATATATACTGAGACAAAAAATACTACGAAGAAACATAAAGAACAAATGAAAGGTGGTAAATGTAAAACACGTAAAAAAATTTAATTATTTCTATATTTATTATATGACAGATATAGAAAAAAATATAAAACTACCTGAACCATTAAAAGTGAAACCAAGCATTGTAAAATATTTAGATAAACTGGAAAAGGATGAAGTTATTATTCCTACATTTAGGGGGGAATGAAGTATTAGAATCTTTATTTTATTTACATTTAGCAAATAAATATAAAACAAAATGTATTCTTTCAAAAAAACTTCACCTAAAACAAAAAAGATACTTCCTACAAAAGAAGACAAAAGTTTAATTGATAAATTATAGAATATAAATAATTATAATAATATAATATTGCAAAATAATATATTATTAAACTACTTAAAGAAGTAATTACAAGTATCATCTTGAATTATCGGCTCGTATTTGAATTTGTTTTCGTCCAAGTATTTTTTCACTTCTTCATCATATTTACTGTAAAAATTATAAATATCTCTTGTTAAAACCCAGAGAGAAATTCCAGAAGGAACTGAAATAATACTATATTGATATTGGTCATTTACTACTTCGCCTAATTTAACTACCCAATAAGGTGAGTCTACAGGAACTCCATCTAAATGAACACTAAGCTTACCTGGCTCACTTGCATTTGTATAATAAGCATAACCTGTTATTTGTTCCAATTCATTATTTTTATTAATTTGTGAATTCAATACACTCACATCTCCATTTTCTAATACTCCATATTGAGCTGTCAAACATGTTCCGTATCCTTGAAAAATTACATTTGTTGGTGCTCCGTATACTTGATACCAATTACCTAAATATTTATCAACATCTAATTCATTAACTACGTCTGGAGACTTAAAGCCTCGTAACATTTCACAGTACCCAAGTTGAGAGAACAAACTTAACAAAAATATATTAATAAAACCGAATGCAGAATTTTTAAAATACATTATACTATATATTATATTAATTATTTAGCTATAAGTAGTTTTAATTTATTATTTATTAATTACCATTTTGAAATCTCTCGAAATCAAATTTTGAATAAGCATCTTTTTGAGCCTTTCGCTGTTTCTCCCTCTTTGCTTTCTCTAACACTGCTATTGCTGCAGATAATTCTGGCTCAGAAACTACACCATCTTCATTAGTGTCTATTAATTTATGTAAAACCCTGTATTGATGAGGAACAATACATAACGAACACTCTTCATTAAATAAATAGTCCGAGAGAATTGTAAAAACTGCGGTTAATCCTAAAGCGGTATAAATATCACGAGTACCCATCCATGCCATGGAAAATACCAATAATTGTTTGCTTACTGAATATTTCATATATTCTTCTGTTGATTTGCTAAATTGAATTTGAATAAACTTTGAACCTACGTTGAGAAGTATCATTACTACACCAGCAAAAAATTTACTATTATTTAAATACATTACATGTTGGTTTATATATGAAATACCATTCAACAAAGGTGTAAATATTGTAGTCTTACCGCCTGATTGAAAAATAGGAGGTGGATTATTTATATTTATTGGTCGCGGTGGTTGAGTTGTAGTCATTATACTAAAATAACATATTATTATATTTTTATAATATGCCAAATTTTCTAAAAAGATTTGAAATATCTGTTGACGACTTATCATAAAATCCTTCAAAACTTCTTCTAATATTTCTCTCTAATGGTCTATAATTTTCTTTCAATATTTTTGGAACAAAAGCTTCCTGATTATATGTTTTTGAAAAGGCGCAACTAAAAATAACTATTAATAACAAAAAAAACATTGAATTATACATAAACTTA